GTCACTTCTAATGCTGCAATTCTTTTGTTTTGTCTCTTATGCTCACGATCTACATCTTTGGCAAACTCTTCATGTTCGTGTCGTCTTAAGTATTCATCTTCCAATATGTCTCCTTCCTCAGCTACACCGTTGCTGTCATTGTTACTTGACTTTTTTCTAATTCGGAAGAAAATATGCAATAGAAGCAATCAACATCACTTTCGTTTGCTTCAAGTCCTACGCTGATCTTAACTTTTCCACCAGTCTGTACTGGGTTAGGAGACAGACTTACAGACTTAATTTCAATGATTTCTGCCATCTCATACCACCTTCACTTCTATATGCTCTATTAAGATTTCGTCCAATACTGCATATCTGATGTTTAGTACATAGGTACCACGTTTTTGAGGAGAAATCAGTGCTTCTATATCATGTTCTTTAATATTACAAACTCCAGTGCTTTCTTCAGCTTTGTCTTTCATGCGTATTAGCGAGTACTCCGCACTTTCGATTGTAAATTTCTCTTGCTTAATAGAATGTATAGTAATTACTGCTGTTCTGGATTCTCCCGGATGCATTATGATCACTTTCTTTTTTTGCATGTTCTCCTCCTCTTTTATTTCTTCTTATTTTTCGTTGTGCAAGGTTGCATACAAATCAAAAGGCTTCAGTGAAACTCTTAATGCTTTAAGATCTACTGTAAGTATGTATGTAGAATAGCTACTTACATTCCCTGCCTCATCATATGCAGTTAATCCGATTACATACCTTCCGTTTAATGTAGCTGGTATAACGGACTCCCATAAATCTAAAGAGTCAGCGGATCTAGTTAAGATCACTGACTCTCCGTTTACGTTTCCCTCTAGTCGAACTACCATAACAACTAACCTAGTCCGTTACTTCAACGGATATGATAAATGTCTTTCCTGCATCGACTGGGTTCGGTGTTAAAGTAACACTCTTGATCACAGGTGCCGCTGTATCTAACGTAACGGTACGTGTTACTGTAGTTGTCTTACCAGCACCATCTTTTGCGACAACTGTAATTGTGTTTGTACCTGCTGCAAGAGTAAGAACCTTGCTGAAACCTCCATCGCTTCCAACCGTGACTGCTTCTGCTGCTCCAGAATTAAGCTTAACTGTAACTGTTACAGGGCTTGAGGTTGCATCGTTGGTTGTACCTTTTACTGTACATGCAGACTGATTTGTAACAAGTTTGTCCTTTGGGCTGGACAATGTTAATACTGGTGGAACTGTATCTAACTTAAATGACGTTGAGCTTGTAGCTGCTGCGTTGCCATCATAATCAGATGCATCCAACTTGATCGTATGGCTTCCATCTGACAACGCTGTTGTAGGTGTATATGTACACTGGTATCCGCCTGTGATCGCTGTCTTAGTGATCGCATCGCCTGTTACCTTAGTACCACTGTCAAGTGTAATACCGATTGTTGCTGGGTTAACTCCAGAATCCGCATCGGTAACTTTCCATGTGATCGTAGGTTTGCTGTTTGTAGAGAATGAACCAGCTGTTGGGCTTACAATTGCAATAACTGGAGCTACTTTCTCTTTAACTGTTAATCTAAGGGATGATCCTAAGGTAGAATCACTCGCATCCTTAGATGTTGAGTTTCCAGCATCATCCGTTGCTGTTACTTTTACTGGATAGTAATGTCCACTCTGGTTATAACTGGATTTTGACGGAGCTGTTACTGTAGCCTCGTATTTTCCTGTTGAGCTGTTAAGTGTAAGTGTATATGTCTGTCCGTTAATGACGGTTTGTACTGTTTTTACTGCCATATTTCTTTTCTCCCTTCAATATAGGCTTTGTGTATGTTTTATAATTTTGTTTTTTCTCTTTTAATTACATGGGGCTCTTATCTTCATCATAGGCTTTGTCCTTAATCCGCTACTATATAAGTTAAGCATACATTCAGCCAAGAATCAGCCGGAACATTAATACAAGATGTTGTACCATATCGCCCTATTGAAACAATTCTAGTACTAGCATCAACAACCACTGAAAACCTATTACTTCCACTTCCTTGTTGTGCAAAACGTACGTTTGTTCTAGGAAGTCCTATCCCATCTGGAAGTTTAAACATTGCAACGTCTGGAATCTCATCACTTGTTTGCTTTGTAGCTAATTCATTTTTATTGTCTACAGCTCCTACAATATATACAAATTTTCCACACTGACGTACTTGAACGTTGCTGTTCGGTCCATAATGAGTACAACCATTAAAAAAATTAGTAACTTTGAGCCATCCAGTATCTATAGGTTGCTGCTTTTCTAACTCTTCCTGTAATGTTCCAAATGTGACGTATCCCTCTGGATCAATTGTCGTTGTAATACTTACATCATTACTTAACTTGATGTAAAAATCATGTACCAGCGACCATGCCGGCATAGATGT